TGTTTGACTTCTTTGTGAGGGCTGACGCGTCAAGCACGACTTGTCTGATTCCCTTCACTGTTCGGGTCCTGGGGAGGTAACGATGAAAGCGGCCATTATTGGCAACAGCATCGCGGGGAACATCTGGTGCGTGCATCCCGCAAACACGTTTCAGGCACAGGTCAGGAAGCAGGCGCTCGACCGGGGGATCGACATCACACGCTTTCCCTGGAAAGGCTCGACCGCGACCGGCATGGGCAACCTGAAGGTTCTTCAGGCGTATGCGGCATCCGGGCTATGGCCTGACATCCTGTTCTATCAAGGCACGTTTGAACAGTCGGGCGGGACCCAGGCGACCAAGATCAGCGCGGCTGCTTCGGCAACACAGCAATTCCTGAGCCTTGACGCGACATACTCTTATGCCCAGGTCATTCGACTCGGGACCGACGACGATTTCGAGTTCGTGGGACTCGGGGCGACAAACGGTTCGAGCGTTCGCAGGGGCGTTCTTGGAACGAAGGCGAAAGCCTGGCCTGCTGACACTCCCATCGTCCGCAATACGGCGCTCGGGGCATGGTCCACCTGTCTTGCCTGGCAGGCATACATCAAGCAGGTCGCGAAGTTCGTCAGCGAGTCTCCGAACCCGCCGATTCTGCTTTTTCATGACTGGTGGTTCAGCGGCGGGGCGACCGTGACCGCGGGTATGAAGGCTCTGATCGACTCTCTCGGATACCCGAACATCGGTTTCGTCGAGTTCGCGAAGCCGGACGGAACCCGTCTTTCAGCGAGTGACGATTGCACAGGACCGACGGCGGTTATTACTGCGATCGAGGAAGGCGCGGGCACACCCGCCCTGCTGACGATCACCTGCAACAACTCCAAGGGCGTCCGACACTTGCGAGTCGGGCAGTATATAGCGCTCTACGACGTGTCGGCTTCGACTCCTCCAACGTCAGCGGCCGCCTGGGAATACTGCAAGGTATCGACTGTGGACCCGGTAGCAAAGACGTTCACAGTGGCAAGTGCTGACCGGGCAAAACTTGGCTCAACGGCGCTGACGGCCCTTGCGGCAACAGACATTGTGGCGGCTCTGACGTGTAGTTCTCCAGACGCACGGGAACGGTTTGACACCCTCGGGGCCGTCAATACCCTGTTCGGGGCCTATGACACGCACCCGATAGACGAGGCGTTCTACTGGATGGCTTACAACGCCGTCGAGCAGATCGAGCGAATCATCGAGGCCCAGCGGTGAGTTACGCAACGGCGGCTGACGTGGCGGCGTTTCTCGGCATCGCGGAAGAAGCGCTGCCGGCAGATATTGCTCGCTCACTCGATCGCGCGTCTGAGGAAGTCGATACCATCTGTCTTCCCAACGTCATCGACATCACCGATACCTACCAAGCGGCGGCAGCTCGAAGCGCAGTCTGTGGTCTGTGCGAATACTGGATAAACAACGGCACTGCGGCCGCCGCTGGTGGTGAGATCACGGGCTATCAGATCGGCGTCACGCGCATCAATTACTCAAAGGGAGTGAGCGCCAGCGGGATCGAGACTCAGGACATGAGACGCGTCTATCAGCCTCTGCTCAAGGCCGGACTGCTTTACCGGGGTGTGTCCTCGATATGACCATCCCTGCGCTCCCTGACAGCCTATTGCAGACGACTGTCTCTCTCTATGCCGCTGACGCAATGGGACCGTATGGCCGGACCTACGGGGCTGCTGTGGAGGCTGTCTGTTACTGGGAAGACGGCCACAGACTTGCGGTCGATGCCCGCGGCGTCGAAACCGTCGCGACGGGCTTTGCCGTGTTTCAGCCCGACATCGTAGTATCACCGGGTGATCTGCTCGCGCTGGACTCGAAGATGTATGAAGTGATCGACGTGCAGAGGGCGAGACCCGAAGGCACGGTCCATCACATCGAAGTGTTCCTCGGACCGACCTCCGCAGTGCCGATCGAGCCCGACCCGACGCCCGTTGTCATTACAGGGATGCAGTGGAGTGCAGCAGACGGCGCAGCTTTTGTGAGCTTTGATGCCACTGTCGAGCTGGTCTCAGACCTTGACGCTGCGTATCCCGAAATCGAGTTCTACGTGACCGACGGCTGGTATCCGGCGACGGGGGAACTGGTAAATGGGACAGCGTTCGCGCTGTGGGTATCAACTTTTGAAGACACCCCTGATCTCACGGGCTGCGTCTGGCGAATGCTGACTCAGCCTGCGGGTATCACGACCACGCTGGCAGTTCCGCAGACTGGCGTTGTGACGGCGGAGGCTTAGAGATGTCAACAGTTCGGATCGACTGGCACGGGGACAACGTATCGCAGAAGGTCAAGGACGCGGCCAACCGTGGACTTGATAAAGCTGCAAATCATCTGCTCGCCAAAGCAAACGAGAAGGTCCCTCACGACAAGGGAATTCTCGAAAACTCAGGCCAGACTTCGGCCATCGATCTGCACGCCCGGGTCAGTTATGACACCCCGTATGCCGAGTGGCTGCACAGGCATCCTGAGTTCAATTTCCAGGGCGGCCGCGAAGGTAAGTGGCTGCAAAATGCAGCGGACCGCGAGCAGGACAAGATCGCTCAGATCATCGCTGACGAAATACGGGCGGGGACCTAAATGCTTGCAGCAGAACTGATGACCTTCGTCAACGGGCTCGTAACAGAGCCCGTTTTTATTAACCAGTTTCCAGACGCCCCAGACGCCGCTGTAGCGATTTTCGAGGACGGCGGCCAGCGCACACCTATCCCGGGGCATTACGCGCCGACCTTGCGGATCCTGGTGCGAGGAACCACACGCACAGATTCGGCTCACGCCAGCGCGATCGCAATTTTCGATGCGCTGGATCACTTGAGCAACACGACGCTTGTGTCAGGTGGCGAGAAGATTTCACGTTGTGATGCGGCAGGACCGCCAGACCGCATCGAAATTGACGATAACCGGCGGGTTGTTTACCAGCTCACATTCGATTTCGTTGTGAGCAGATAGGGAGTTCACTTATGGCTACGGCTTATACCTCAGGCAGGACCACGGTTTCGATTCAGGATACGACAACCAACCCGCTGGACCTGACCACGATCACCGATGCTTTCAGCAAGCAATACATCCAGAACTGGGCATCAGGCACAGGCGCAAACCAGCAGCAGGTCAAATGGCACGACCAGATCACACTGACATCGGGATCGAACGTCGTGCTTGACCTTGATGCTACGGCCACCGCGGGCGGCGCGGTCCTTTGCAACAACGGCATGGGCAACTGCACCTTCGCCAAGATCAAGGAGATATTCATCTATCTCTCGACGGCGACGGCGGGTTACGAGATCCTCGTCGGAGCAGGTAGTGCGCCGATCGTTCGGTTTACCAATGCCGAGACCGTTCAGGCGGGCGGCATGATGCTCAAGATTGATCCCGTCGACGGGATCGCTGTGACTGCAGGAACGGCCGATCTTCTCAAGATCGACAACACCAGCGCTGGCAGCGTGACCTTCGACATTTTCATCAGTGGCACCGGAACCGTTGCCTAAACCAATCACAGGAGACAGATAAGACTATGGCTACAGCAATGAGCGGGTATGAAGGCGCGGTGACCATCGACAGCACTGCGATCGCGATTGTGTCCAAGTTCAACATCACGAACAAGGCGAATCTCGAAGACACGACCGGGATGCAGGTCAACCATCCGGGCTACAAAGCCTGGTCGCAGACCCTGCCGGAATGGGAAGGCTCGTTTGAGGGTTGGATCTCGACAGAGTCAGCCGACCAGTCGCCGTTTAAGGGCAGCGGCAGCACCCCGCCTGCCATCACCAAAGGGGCTGTGCTTGCGGCTGTGTTCACAAACGACCTCGGGGACTACTCAGGCAACATCATTGTCGAGCAGGTAGAGATCATCTCCAACACTGCCGGATTTGTTGAGTTCAGCGTTTCATTCAAGGGCCAGGACGGACTCCTGGAGCCGGGGATGAGCTAGATGAGTGACGCCGGAAGCCTCAATCGCCAGGTAACCTTCGAGCTCAAGGGCGAGACCTACACGTTCAGCAAGATGACGCTCGGGATGCTCGGCGAGCTCGTCAGCGAGGTCGGCAAGCGCCGACTCGGCCGCACTCTCGAAGCGCTGGGGCCCAAAGCTACCGTCAAGGACAAGATCGAAGTCGTCAATGCCCTCTCCGCACAGCAGCAGGCTGAAAACGATTTCGACCTCATCAAGACGGTCGAGGGGTTGCAGCTCGCTCTGTGGCTGTCGCTCAGGCCGAACCATCCGGACCTGACCGAGGAAGCTGTTGGACAGATGATCGAGATCGACCGGCTGAGCGAGATTACGAGCTTCGTCGTTGCGGCACTGCTCGGGACCGAAGCTGCTGGCGATACTGACGAGGCAACAGGCACCCCAAAAAACTGAACGCGGCCAGCGCGAGCTCGTATGTTGCGCTGGCCGTAGGCATTGCTGAGAAGTATCGATATCCTCCGGAGGTTATCTACAACATGACTCTGGAGGAGATCAGCCACTGGGCTGTCGGCGCCGAACGGATCCGCAGCGAACACCGGCGCCGGACTGCTCGAGTAAGGTTCGAAATGCTGCGCGAGGCTCTAGCCGAACGTATGCGATCGGTTCGTGACCGATACCCCCAACTGAGGAAATGATCATCTGATGGCCTTGCAACTGACAGAGCTATACGCGGACATCACCGTCCGCACTGACAAGTTCGATGCTGCGATCGCCAAGGTCAAGACTCAGATGGATGGCCTGGCTAACAAGGTTCGCGGGGGTCAGATCTCGGTTGACGACTTCAACGCTCGCATGGAGCAGATGTACGGGATCACGAACAAAGGCACGGCCGCAACCACTGGTTCGGGGACTGCTGCGCTTGGAGCGGCTACGAAGTTTGGAGTCTGGGGGACCGCGATCGCGGCCGTAGCGACAGCTATAGCAGGACTCGAAATCAAGGCCGCAATGATGTCGGGTGAAGTCGAGAAGGCATCGATCGCAATGGGGCATCTGATGGGCA